AAGTCGTTCCAGCGAGCATCCGTTGAAGAGCGTTCTTCCTTACTATTCTCAAGGAATGTTTCGTAAGCTCTTTTGTAAGCATTCATTGCCATCCAGGTAGGAGCGATGGCAAATACTTCCAATTGAATTCCAGGGTCAAAGTTTGGGGACAAATTTAACTTTTGGGAATACACTCTACTTTGACGATACAATCGATGATTGTGTTTGCAAAGTTCATAATCAGTTCTGATCAGAAAAGAATCTTGGTTATTCTGTACTGGAAGCAAGTTCATTATCCTTGAAGCGGGATAATACTTCTTCTTAGATCGGGTAATCTTCTTGCTTCTTTTAGTCGAACTAGGTTTCGCCATAAGCAAGGTTAGTGGAACTAGGTTAATAAATAAATTGTCCGCCCTTCAACTTCCTCTGGAAGTCGAATTCACGCCACGCCCCTTCGATACGGAATCATGGCTTACCGGTAACAGGTTACCAGACCCCTTCTTCCTATCCCTCCACCGGGAACGTAGTTCTAAGAACGTTTCTCCCGGTTGCATCGGTTTTTTACGAATTCCGTTGAGAAATCGCAACATCCGAGTCGGCAAAAGTCACCCGACCCTGTTAATGACAATTGGTGCTGTACCGTTTCCGTGATGCTTGCAGGGACACCAGTGTCCCTCGCATCCCTACGTGGTTCGCCCACAGACAAGATTGTCCGTTGGGTTTTCAAACCTATACAACAAGTTGTAGCATCCATCAGCTTGGCAAATCGCTTCGCACATTTCCTGCAGATACATAGTGACCTGCTTGGTACCGATAGGATCGGTGGAGCCCCTGATTTATTTTTGTCAGACATACCAGGGACTCCTTCAGAATAAGTATTCTACGATGTTCATCGGTTTTCGGCTACGATTGTTCCTACAGATAGCACAATTCGTAACTTTAGCCAGGCTAACTGTTGTAGTATAGCAAATGCTACACTCCTTTATTTTCCAACATCCCAACTTCATCTTCTCACCTTCAGCGGATGAGTTAGGCCTGTTGCCCACAGTTCGCACAAGCTACTATCATAACTTATGCTTCTGCGGGAACCAGCGGGTGCCTTTGGACACACACCATAAGAGTGGTACTGGTCACATTGGTAACAGAACCAATAGATCATTCCTCTTCCTCCAATTCGGATGCAGAGGGCCACCAGAGTGTCACCATTTCTCCATCGGGATGATCGATGCGGTCCATGTGAAGATCATACACCGCTGGGATGTATGTCCATGTCCCGTCTTGTCGTTTTACTCGCCAATATAGTTTCGCCATGTTACACGGTTATGTTACATGGTTATAAACTATTCCTAACTTCTGCCTCGGGCTCCAGTTTTCAATAAATAAGCCATTGCTGTAATAACAGCGTCAGCCACCCATCGGGGTCTGTAGCCACTGTTGCGTAATCTGATAGCGGTGCGCATAAGCCTTGCATCTGCTGCTCTCATCTTTCTTGGGCTTCCTTTTCCAGTGTACGGGCCTCTGGATTCAGTTACCTGGTCATGAAGAAATGCAGCCTGATCCAGTTTGTCAACAGGCTTTACATTGTTCTTCACTCGACGGGTTACATTTGTTCCTGGACCACAATAGTTCATTCCAGGGAAATGTTTCTCCCGAGTGTCATAAGGAGGGACGTATTTCATTCCTCTTCCTCCTTAATACGTACTTCTAGAGTACTCCAACAATCAAAACAGATATTCAGTGTACTATCAAGGATAGTAACTATGTTACACTCGTGGCATTTGCGTTCTTCATCGATGTTGCCCATCGAAATCAGCCGCATACACCTGATACATGGCCTAGCGCCAGATCAGTCAATCCCAGCACATGAGAAAATAGAACCAGTACCAGGTACTCGATTCGATTATTCTTCAAGTGATTCATTGCAGCTGCACCTTTGGTTATCGCAACTGCTGTTTCAGTACAAGCCGCATCCACACTGATCACTCCAGCATGCTCATTGCGTGTACGCCTTTGTAGTCGCCCTCTTTGACAACCAATGTTAGAACTTCGTTCATGGCTGCACTTTGAGGTATAACTTGAGTGGACTTGATGAGAATCAATCCACATGGGGCATCAAAATAACCAGTTGACAATTTCTGTGCCTGTGGATTGGCACTCAATGTCGCAATTTTGATTAATACATCGTTGTCGAGCGACGACGCTGCATACGGTGGAGAGTTACCGTCTCCCTGAAGATGTGCGCTCTGCCCTGCATCACGATCATCGTTCAAACCATCATATGGCACTTCGTTAGTAGGGTTCGAAGGTGCAGATGATGTGTTTGCGTGGCGATCATATTCATCAATAATATTGAACAGAGTCGAAGACGCTGTTCCCATCCAAGAGAATCTCTTTGTGCTTCCTGCAGAATCATGAACTTCTGAGTATAGATATTCTCCTGCGGATAATTGTGAGAAGTTCCCCTCGATATCGCCTTTTGTAAAGCCATGAAGGACGCTATCGTGGCCTGCGCCAGACTCTACACGGAAGTCGTTCCAGCGAGCATCCGTTGAAGAGCGTTCTTCCTTACTATTCTCAAGGAATGTTTCGTAAGCTCTTTTGTAAGCATTCATTGCCATCCAGGTA